AGGTAAGATGAAAAAAATTATTGACGAACTTTTGAAACTGATAAAAGAGCACGGAGTAATTCTGATGAACAAAGAGAGAGATGCACTCGCCTGGGACGGCGACTATGCTCTATGCAGTGAGGAAGGTCCCCCCAGGCTTCATCCATATCAGTATCTAAAAGAGGAGGAGGCGAGAAAAATACTTAGTGAGTGGTTAAGGAAGGGGTGGGGTTATGTCGAGTTATATATCAAGGGTATAACTCCGCCCTATGAAAAGGGTATAGACTGGTTCACTTGATTTCAAAAAGAAGGTAAAATGAGCCTATACATAGACGAAATTTTAACAATTGATTTAAACTCCACCGTCCACACTCCTTACGAAAAAGAGCTAACAGAGGAAGAAATTAAAGCGCTTGCGGATGAAATTGCTGAAGTTATTGAATCCGAACTACATGTCGAGGTGATAAAGGTGAATAGAGCGACGAGAAGGTGCTATGATTTAGCCGATTGTGACCCCGAAAGTGTGGGATTCTTTGTGATTACGAAAGATAAAGACTATTACGCTCATGTGTGCTTATCAGACCCTAAAAATCCAGAGCTCCATTTATATGAATAAAAAGAAAGGGAGGTGAGATGAAAATCTTGAGACATGATGATAAGCTTATAGAGTTTGATGAGCCGATAAATGAAATTACGGAAGAGCTTATCGACGAGTTATCCATGAAAGACTTATACCTACACGGCGATATTGTAAGTAATAATCCACGTGTTATTTACATTCTTGACACGGCTTGGCAACGTGTCTATTGGGGTTACTTAGGTCAACGTGTATTTGAACGTGAACCCGATGAGGAGGTTGAGCAAGAGCTATTAAATGAATATTAAACGGCTTGCGGACAAAAAAAGGAGTAAGATGAAAGTAAGAAAATTATACGAGTTAAAGCTGCCACCGTATCATTTTAAGGTCGGTAAGACAATTTATTTACGAGGCTCACCGTATAAAGTGATTTACATAAAGGAGATTACAATTAACGAGGATATATTTGGATTAAAGGAGACAACCTATGCTATTAAACTCCGTAATTTAAACAACGGACATGAATTTGAAATCAACGATAAACATATTGAAAACGGTTTATAAACCTAAAAAAGGAGGTAAGATGTTTAGTAAAGAAATTATAAACCGTCCATTACCTGAGTGTGTCCATAATCCTAAGATGGCGGTTGAATTTGTGAAGGCTCATAGAAACGTTTTTGCTGATAGTACTCGATGCTATATTGAATATGAGACTATGAAATACGTTGTAATTAAAGAGATTGAACGCAAAGGGAGCGACGTGCATTACTGGTACTGGTGCTTTACCGAAGATGGTTATGTTATATATCAATTCGACCATAAGCCAACAAAGGAGGAATTAAAAGAGATGATGCACGATTTAAAAAGGGAGGTAGAATGAAACGCAGAATACCACCGAGTATATTGCTACAATTAAACTGCCGATGTCCAAAATGTGGTAGAAGATGGATTGAGTTGGGTGATGCACCTAATAAAGAGCTACGTGGTAAAATTGTGGATGTCGTTAAGTTATGTCCTGTGTGTAAAGAAAAGGAGGACAAATGAAACAAATAATCATCTTTGAATATAAGGACTATCGTGAAAGAGCTATTAAAGATGGCAATGAGGTCATATTTGTGAAAGAATTTTATAATCCTGATGCTGAAATCTGGGAAGACGTGGAACAGAAGATAGTTACTTACGGAGAATACAAGATACTAAAGAAACTATTTGAAGAAAAGGAGGATAAATGAAAATTTATGTAAATGCATATGACCTCTTTGAACATTTCAATGAGCGTGTCCTCGAAATCTATTATCGTAAGTGGTTTGTATTTGATATCTTGTACAATGATAACTTAGCTGATAATCCCGATGATATCTGGATAAGATTGGCAGGCGACGGAGAGGTATTGAAAAATAGAGTCGAATTTTTAAAAGAACGAGGTATAAGAATAAAGGAGGTGGGATGACGTTAGAAAATATCCAGTTAGAATGGCTGACGGAATTAATAGAAGATAAAGCGTTTAAATCATCTTTTATAGAGAATTGCCGTAGGATACAGGAAGAAACTGGTGACCCTGATGATAGCTTTGCAATCACGAAACTTGCTTTAATTCAGACAGTGCTCGAGTGTTATAGCCCGACACCCCAAAGCTCGTATTACAAGCTATTTAAGAAAATAATTAAGAGTGCATGAATTAAACGGCAAGGAGGTAAAATGGCTACAAGATGTAGCATAACTATTAAAAGCGTGGATGGTCAAGTTTATCGTATCTATCGCCACAATGATGGCGCTCCTGAGGCTGTGCTCAGCGATTTAAGGATACTAACTCAGGTTTACAATAGAAACCCTATTGAAGACCCCGAATACTTCTTGGCTAACTTTATATTCTATGCTAAGCTTAGGCTATGGAAACTATACTCGTCAAATAATGATTTGCCGTTTAAACCTTGGGAGCTCGGATATGGAGTGTGTCAACCGAATTGTGAACATGCAGATTTAGATTATGTGTATTATATCTATCCGATGGATGGGAAAGTGCGTATCCATATTCTGGAGCGTGATGGCGATGCTTTTAAGTCCCTCTTCGACGGCAATATAAGAAAAGCGTTTGAGAAATGGGCTAAAGAGGAGGGTTGCCATATAACGTGGTCTTTGTTCACAGGAGATAAAAATGAATAAAGTCGATAAGGTTAAAAACTGGGTCGAAAATCTACTGCGGTTCGCTAAAGAAAATGGTGGTTACTTCGAGACAGGTGACGACGAATATTTCTATCCGTGGAACTACCACTCCTATACTATAAAGGAAACCGATGCAAGCGATATGTTTATTGTAGAGCTTATCGGAAAACTGCAGTATGAGGAAGGCTCTGAGTTTGGTAAGCTGTCTATCACCGTGGTGGTTAATGACTTGGTGCACGACGTGAATTATGATTTCTCACCACTCGACTTGAACTCGATAACTGGATTATTCGTGATTTAAACGGCAGGGCTCCAAAGCTCTGCCGTCTTGACAATTTGAAATTTGGATTATATTAAAGTATGGGCTCCCTGACTGGAGGCAAGGTGGTTGAGAGCAACTTTTTCTATCATCATCTGGTATCGGATACTGCTCGGGTTTGTGGGTTTTGGAGTAAGTCCGATATCGGATGTGATAGAAAAGTCCCAACCACTTATTAACCGGGGTTCAGGGTTATCCCGTCCTCTGTTTGAATATAGAAGAAAACCCACCAGAGGACGAAAACCCGACGCCGTGGGTTCGAATCCACCAGGGAGCCTGATGGGCAGGTGTCCGAGCGGTCAAAGGAGGCGGACTGTAAATCCGCTGCCGAAAGGCTCGGAGGTTCGAATCCTCCCCCTGCCCATTTAATAAACAATGAACCAAAAGGAGGTAAGATGGTCAAACGAAGATATTTTGTAGAGTATGACTTCACTAACGTGGTGCAAGGGCTTTGGAAGAGCGATGACGAGCTTCCAACACGCATTCAACTTGCAATGACCAAATGCTCTAAAATCGGTGATGTTGCTCGGTGTGACGACGGACCTGCACGTCCACGCTATCTTAAACGTGTGAGATACAAAGATTGGATTAGACTGGTTAGAAAACTTATCTAAAAAAGAAGAGAGGTAAATATGGATAAGAAAGAAATAGAAAGAAGGAAAAGAATATGCGAGGCCTGCAAGTTCTATAACCCCGATACAAAGGAATGCGACCTAGGTAGAGGCTATCCGAAGGTCAGATACCCATGGTTAAATCACTCATATTGCGAATATTGGAATTCAGAAAAAAAGGAGGTAAAATGAAAATTTATAAAGTGACAAGGCCAGGTTTTACAGCATTCTTGGAGTACGACAAGGAAACAGGTTGCTTGATACGATATAGCAATCCTATAGTGATAAACAAGGATGGTGAAGCTCAGCATACATCTAAAGCGTGGTATGATAAACCCAGAAACATCGGATATGTGAGCGTGAAAGAATTGATGGAAATAGTGAACGGCGAACCTGTGTTAGTAGTGAATAGATGCGGATTTTCTTATGGAGAATGTGCTATTTATTGCGGTGAGAAATATAAAGAGAGAAGGAGAACTGGGTTTAAACTGGTAAAGGAGGTGTAATGACCGTCTTTCAGTCCTTTAAGGAATTTAAAGCTCATGAGGACGAAATTCGAGAATGGCTTAAACGAAACGGTGTAGCTGAAAACGACTTAGACCACGTGATACATTGCCTTGAGGCTGGAATAGCTGAGCTGTACGGTGAACGTCCTTGCGGTGATTTTATGCAAGCTGTGTTGAAAGATAAACTCTCCGATGCCGTATTCTCCGCTGACGGCATAAACATCAAATACCTGAAGCAATATCTGTTATTTATCCATTGGTTTATACCCGTAAGCGCATTAGATTGGTATAGAAAAACAAGGAGGTAAGATGATAAAGGTCTATGATAATGGCGGTGAAACTTTAGACCGCTACACTGTTATTATAAACGGCGACGTGTTCACAATGAGTAGCGACCCGCTGTGGGTGTTAGGCGTAAATCAATGGCTCGGCACAGTTGACGAAATTGATGCTCAGAGGCTTGGCAAAGAAGTTACACTAAAGCAATTGCCGAAGGAAGTTTTAATCGCCATCATATACCGATTACTGGGATGAGGAAGGATAACTTTTGGGATATTGAGATGTTCCCTGAATATCCAGCTCATCCTCACACTCCATATCTTGTACGTGCAAGGAATGGTAAGAGAACTGCGCTATTCAAAATCGAGGCTCAGAACGGTGTCACTAAAGCAGAGTTGAGGTGGGTTAAACGTATAATTTTGAAATATCTGCGTAAAGGAGGGTAGATGGGAGCGTTGATGCTTTTGGTAATATTCTTATTAGTAATTTTAGTAGAAAAGTTGATTAAAGGAGGTCAAGATGGGGAAGGATAAAGAAAAAGTGGAAATAGATAAAGTACAATTGGAAAAGCTAAAGGTGAAAGTTCGTGCCGAATTTCCAGCGGATTTGATTGAGAATACAGAATGTGAGATTATACCTGATTGGATACATAATTCTTTGATAGTTGAACTAAGAAAAGCTATCTGGGCTGAGAAATTGGGTGAGGAATGTGCGGTTATCAGATATCCCGATGGACCTTGGCAATGGATAAAGAGCTGGCTAAAAGGACGATTCGGGCTATTTAAATGCCTAAAAGTTCGATATAAAGTACATGAGGTGCGCCTCACAAAGTATGCGGCCTATCCTAAATTAGCCTTAGAACTGCCAGAAGGACAAGAATATGTAATTAGATATGTGAAGAAGGAGGATACATGGACAGAGACAGAGTCTTAAGGTGTGCAGAGTGTGGTGAAATCATTGGACGCGACGAAGATTACATAGCTGTTGCGGAGATTGACCCGTTTGACCACAATCTTATAACCTATGGCTATTACCACATCGAGTGTTTACCACCAGAAGAGCGTGAGAAGATAAAGGAGGCGTGGAATGAAACTGGATAGGATATTTGCAGGGATGTTCAGGGAGGCGCTCGAGAAAGCACGTGCAGAGAAAGGTAAATCTACGGTGGCTGATGCCATAGAATTTTGTTTCGGAATAGCGACAGAAGCCTTGTTCTATTTGTTATCGACAATCTATACCAAACAATTGGATAAGGAACAGCGACGAAATGAAGGACGAAGGCTCTTCCTACATCTGGTGACCACATTATGGTGGAATTACATGGACTGGGAAGATAGAATGCTCGATAAAGTAGTGACGAAAGAAGATATAGAATGAAGGAGAGTTACTTACGAGACCGCCTGCGACACGCCTGCCTTAAGCTCGGTGGTTTCTGGCAGAAGAATAGCCCGACACCTATTATACGGGATAATAAGACTATACTCGTGAAGTCGAGCTTTGATGCTATCGCCGTGATAAATGGCATACCAATTGGTCTCGAAATAAAACAGGGGAGGTCGGCCGCCGAATGCCTATATAAACTGACGGAGACCGAAATCACATCACTACAGAAGTTCCACAAGGCAGGCGGTCTCGCTGTTGTCGTTGGTTACTCAAAGAAAGATGATAGAATTTATCTGTGGAAAATGTGCAACGAAATTTCTATCTTGACAAGTATGCCACGTGTAAAGGGTTGTTATAAAAGGATTTGGGAAATTTTAATCAAGGAGGTAAGATGAAGAAAAGTTATTCTGAACTACAAGTGCCAGATTTGTCGAGGTGCTTAAAAATGAAGAAGTTAGGGTTTCCCCAAGACCCGCCTGGTTATTATTGGTAAAGGTGCCAAAGAGCAAGGAATTTGAAGAATGGCGAGTGTTATCCGGAGACTACTTCCTAAAGTTTTTAAATTCTGGTCTTCTCTTAGAGGAAGAGACGAGGGATACGTATGGCATTATTTAGTGGGCGAGGTTTGGTGGCGAATACCTTTGATAAAAGCGCCCACTCCGATGGAAATAGAACAACATTTCAAACTCGAGAAGTCGGATTGTATTTGGTTTGTAAAGGTGGATGATAAGTGGATTGCTTATTATTTAAAAAGAAGCGACGATAAATGGCGTTACCCACATGAGATTAAAAGCGATACTCTGCCAAATGCATTCGCCGATTTATGGATTTGGAGAAGGGAGGTAGAAAATGAAACTAATAGTTAAGATGACGTGTTTACCTGGCACCCGTATAGATGAAGCTGTAAAGGAAGCAATAGAGACCAGCAAGCGCTTACAGGTATATATCGATTTGGACTTTAATGGAATCACTTTATTTATTACGCCTTCCTCATCGGTAGACGAAAAGGTTACAGAGTTCTACGAAGAACTAAAGAGAAAAGACTTGACAATTTAAAATTTGGATTATATTAGTATTCATGGAACAAGGAGGTAAGATGAAGATAAATTGGACGGAAGAGGTGCTATGGGATACTAAACAAGACATAATGTTAGTCACATTAGCGGAGGAGCGAGAAGAGCTATTCAAGTTATTTCAGCGGCATCCAGTATTGCGAGAAGATTTAGATATAACTCACGGAGGCACTTTTATAAAGATAAAAAACCGTGCTCCTATATCTACTATTTTAATTATCTGCGCATTTACCAATCACTGTGTTCCGTTTTGGGTGCTGGAAGAGCTTTCACAGGTAGGATATGGAGAGTTCGCTGATTTCACAAAAGAGGAGAAGGAGCGGATAAAAGAATGCCTCGAGGCAACGATAGAGTGTCTCAAAGCTGATGTGAGAAGCTTTGAAGATAAAGCTGAGCAATTCATAAAGGGGTTGTGATGATTAAAGGTTTATTTTTAAACGGTGAAAGTGATTATATAGAAGTGACAAGGGAAGGCTACACCGTGTTTCACCTTCCTATCGCGGAGTTTGAAAAATTACTAAAGACACTACCCCAAGATAGATGGTATAGTATAATCTGGGATAGCGATGGCGATTTCTTAATTACAAATGCCAAACATAGAGACATATTGCCAGATTTATTTTGCATGTTGAAAAGGAGTTATGATGAACCAGAAGAGTAAAGAAATCGTCGAAAAAGAAACCTTACCTCCATCTTGGGAAACCCTTGAGAAGGTAGCCAACGTATTGTATAAGAGTGGTTTATTCACTCATCTCGAAAACCCGACGCAGGCGATAGCGATTGTGGAGTTTGGCCGTGAGCTCGGCATCCCACCGATGCAGGCTCTACAGATGATGGCAATCGTCAATGGTAAACTCTGTGTCCAAAGCCAGCTATTGCTTGCGTTATTCAGGAAATACGGTGGTGAAATAGAGATACTGGAAAGCTCTGCCGAACGATGTCGGATTAAAATCAAACGTCCAGAAGGCAAGGAATACGAGGAAGAGTTCACCATTCAGGAGGCGGAGCGTTTAGGGTTAACGTCGAAAAAGAACTGGAAACAGCAACCTGAGAACATGTTATTCTGGCGTGCAGTAGCCAAAGCTATACGTCGGTATGCACCCGACCTTGTACTCGGTGTCTACACGATAGAGGAGATGTCTGAAGGTGAGAAGACCACTGTTGAGGATATAGAAGCTGAGATTGAGGATAAGCCCGAAGCAGAAGAGGTTAAGCCTGAGCCACCCAAATCCAATGGCACAGCAACCCCCGAACAGGTTAAGGAATTCGAGAAGATTATCAAGTTCTGGCCAAAAGACCTGCATGAAACCGAACGCACAAACTTCAAACTCAATCCCAGCTACACGCTCGAAGTGTTGCTAAAAATCATCGACGATTACAAGAAAACGTTGAAAGAGAACCCAGATATGAAAATCAAGGGCTCAAGGTTCGAGTTCCGCTACCGTAGGATACTCGAGAAAGTTGAGCAACTGCAAGATAAGCGCATCAACCCCGATGAGCTACCCGACGACATAATTAAAAGTAAGTTATGGGAGTTCGATACTGATTGGCTCGAATTTCTAGAAAAAGAGAAAGTAAAAGAAAACATAACTATCGGGCAACTGGAAGCTTTGAACAAAATCATAGATAAGAAACTTAAGAAACAGGAGGCTAAATGAGTTTATTCCTGCATGTGCTCAGGTGTTTAGGTGCCTGCATCGGTTTGTTTCTCGTTGTGCTGGTAGCTATCGGATTGCTGGTGATGGCGATACAAGGCAATAAAGAGAAGGAAAAGGAGATATCTGGTGGTTTCATCATACTTCTGCTAATCTGGTTGTGTTTAAGCTTCTTATACATCATACCGTATTTGACAAGGATTATAGCAGGAGGTTAGATGGCACGCATATTCTATGAGACTGACGAGGAAAAATTGAAACACTACAGGTATCGAGTGGAGACGAGGTTCAACACCTTCTACTGTGTGAGCTACGAATGGCAACCCCAGAGCCATACGCTCACACTCTTCGATGTGCGTGAAGAGCTTATCCACAGCATCGACCAGCAACGAATTTATAAGGATTATCCTCATATTACGATACTCGGAGGACAGATAATTATCAAGCCTTTAAGTTGGGAGAAACGAAATGATTAAAACATCGTACACCGAATTCACAAGTATCTGTGAACGGAAGTTACGGTATATTCATGAAGGTGGGTTAACTATCTCAACTGAAGCGATGCTTGATGGTATACAAGCGCACCAACTGCACCAATATTCAGACCGCTACCCCGATGCTGAAATTGAAGACCCGTTTGAGTTTCCGTTCCCCGAGAAGGTGAAGGATGAGGAAATTTTGCTCGTAGGGTTAATCGATGTTCACCGAAAGAATGAGGCAGAAGTTATCGAGCTAAAGAACGTCTATCACATTGGCTTAAGTCACATCAAGCAGGCTCGGTTCTACGGCGCAATCATGGCGTTGAAGTATCGTGAACCCTACACCTACACGGTGAAGGCATTACGGAGTGACGAGGAGATAAGCAACCAGATAACACCTGAGGAGGCATTACAATACATGAAAAAGACGATTAAACCACAGCTACGCAGGTTATTGCGTGTACTTGAGACGTCAGAAGATAAGATACGCATCACACCCAGCACCCGTGAGTGCCCCAACTGCCCGTTGCTTGACAAATGCCGTACGGAGAAGGGCTTTCCACTCGGTGAGCTAATAGACAAATCACCACAAGAGATAGCTGAGATGTACATCCTCTTGAGAGCTCAGTATTCGAGGCTCGCCGATTACTTGAAACAGTATACCAACGTCTATGGTAACATTGAAGTTGGTGAATACGAGATAGGGTGGCATCCAGCATCCACAACCACGTATTCACCTGAGTTGGTAGAGTTGTTGCTCAAATCGCCTGAAGGTAAGCGGTTTTTACGGGTTGATATACGAAATAAACGGGAGCTCGTGAAAGCTATACCAATGGCAGAGAACTTTATATTCGTAGAACCGACTATGCGGTTTTACCCTAAGAAGATGGATAAACATGAATAACGCCACCACTCCTGCCACCACATCTTACCTCCGCCGTGGCGGTAGCCAATGGCGCCGCCACGGTATTGAAAAGGGAGTAATAATGATAAGTAAACTTTGGACCTATGATGAGTTTTTATTAGGCTTACAAACTGGACAAGTGAAGAAACAGGATGCTCCCGAAATCATCAAGAGTTTAATCAACTGGCTAATTCTCAGTCTCTATGAATTAGACAAGGAGACTATTCTACGAGTGAATAGCCGAAAGCTTAAGAAGTTACATCTCGATGAGGAGGCGATAAACTGGGGTGACGTGGGATGCGTTAAAGTCGAAGGTAAAGATAAAGGTATTTATATTGCCTATGTTGAGGAAGCCAGCCCTGATGCAGTAATATTCAGAGAATGGATTAAACAGTGGCTTGAAAGATGGGGCTGGCATGTATGCGTCATAACTAACTGGTAGGAGGAATAATGGACTGGATAGAATTTGAAGTCCCATCGCTCGAAACCTGTCGTAGATTAAAAGAGCTGGGCTATCCTCAGAATAAAGATGGCCTCTTCTGGTGGGATTTGGATGGCTTAAAACCTAGACCCGAACTAACCTTACTCGCCAAAGAACACATACCGAGGGGTGCCATCCGTGCTCCGCTGTGCCGAGAGATGTTCGGCTACCTACCATTAAAGATAAAAAAGAATGGGATATGGTATTCATTGGAAATTGGGTTTGACCACATTGGTTATGTGAATCGTGAATTTGGAACGCCATTGTATGCTGCGTTTATTCGTGATTTATGTGGCTTGCCGAATAGATTAGCTGATATGTTAATCTGGTTAGTAGAAAATGGTTACCTCACGTTTAGTTGAGAAAACATTTGCTTTCTTGGATGGCGACGATATATCAGGATGGTTAGAGGAGATGGGTTATAAATGTGAATGGAAGGGCAATGTCTTGTATATTGATGGGCAAGTCAGAACTGCTATCTATCGGCAACTCGACCCTGTTAACACCTACGTATGTATTGCTTCCGCTTTGTTCGGACCTTACTGGCCTTGGGTGTGTGGTGATGGATTGAAACAGATAAATAAGGTGTGGAAAGAGAGGCTTAAGAAGACGAAGCATACGAAGCAGAGGGCAGCGAAAGATAATAACATGCAGTGCAAATTATTTATTGACGATGCAAATAAATATTTGCAAGATTAATAAAGGAGGATGATGCGTAGATTTCATTTCTATAACACCAACAGATGGCGTGACGATAAATATCGGAGCTTTAAGATAGCCTTGTTCAGGCGGAAAGGCATACTGATGATGGATGTACTTGGTTTCCAACTATGGTTCATCTACTCCTTAACCCGCCTACAAACAATCGGAAGCTAAGATTGAACGTATATTAGAAAAAGGAGGTAGAATGAAAGACGATGACATTTATATTAAGATGTGTGAAAGGGCTGATGAGATTCAAGATTTATGGAAGCCTGAATTTGGCGACTTTGTTTATTGCTCGCAAGGTGACTTTGATATTGGTATTGTTCTCGATATTGATAATTCTGGTAGAGAGCCTAAGTTAGGAATCGCTGCTCTTAGAACTGCATTTGACGAAAAACTAACTCGATTTGATTGGATTTATAAAAGCAGATTAATCTGGCTGCCAACCCAATCCCAGTTAGAATCGATTAGATTAGAATATCAGACCGAGAAATATGTACCCCAAAACTTGGTAGATTTGCACTTAGAATTTCATAGCTGGTGCTATAAACCTGTATGCCCTGGTAAATGGCAGCCAATTAAATATTTCACATCGATGTTACAGCTCAAACTCGCTTATGTGATGTATAAATTATTTGATAAAGTATGGAATAAAGCGGAGGTGAAATGGCAATCGTCTTAGATGAACGCTGCCCGATTTGTGGTAAACCATTAATCACACGTGAGGAGCGTGACTTCCTTGGTTATTGCTACACTTGTGCACAGACGAAATTTCCTGTCCGATGTCCATACTGTGGTAAACTCTATCTTGGTAGCATCTGGGATAGGCATTTTAGTAAAATGTGTCCAGAATGTCAAGCTAAACAAGAGGCGATAGAACATGCTAAACGAACTATCTCAGCGTTGTTCGAAGGGTTTAATGCTTTATTTCGTAGTTAAAGATAAATTAAGGAGGTGAAATGGTATCGAAAATTACTAAGATGTCCAAACGAGAATTTCATCAACTACCTGATTTACCAGAAGATTATGAACAAATTATATTCGATAGCCTTATTATTCTCCCGACCAAGAGATTGCACGATTCTGGTTGGCGGTGCATGTATCTAATACCCGTGAAAGATGGAAAGCCACTCGGTAAATTGGGTGGCATCACGGACGTGATAGATATATTGCCAGACGAATCACCCTTCGGTTATCGGAAGGCTATATCCATAGATTGCCTACCAGAAGCTGGGGTACTCCGTGTATTTCCATGGAAAGGTAAATTTGTCATGCGGCGTTGGTCTTTGTCGAATATGCAGATTACATTTTATACAGGGGAAGCAGATGTAAATCAAAGTGCTGATGAGGAAATGATTATTGAGCAAAATAATGAGGTACGTCGTCGTGCAATCAGAAGTGGTGAGGGTATATTAATTGAGTTAGAATTTAAAAGCGCTGTTACTGGGAGGTGGGAGGTTGTTGAGGAGAAACACATCACTAAAGAAGAATTTGAAGCGATAAAGAAATTATTAGAAGGGGGGTGATATGCATAGGTGTGCATTTTGTGGTATGCCAACCAATTACTTTGACTGGCGGTTAGGAGTTTATATCTGTGTACGCTGTAAAGCGATATATGACAGCATCGTGAATTCTAAACCAACACCACCGAAAAAGCCACTTGAATTGCCTGTGTATGATGATAGCACAGCTTATCCGAAATATTATTTTAAGGAAGCTTCTGATACAACTTATGAGATTTATTTTCCACTGTAAAGGAGGTACAATGAGTTATTCAGAACGTCTCAAGCATTTGGGAAACATAAAGGACTTAATCTGGTTTCTTTAAAGGCTATATCACAGCGAAAGGCGAAGACGAACGCAATGATTTCTGCAGAGAGCATATCGAGACTCTTAAACTGGCTTTGAAGTTGATAAACGAATATTTCGATAAGAAAAGCCGATTAGAGGGAACATTCACTTCTTCAGATTATATCGCAAGTGTCCTATGAAAGAACATAACTGATTGACAATTTGATGAATTGTGTTATCTTAATATATGCCCCGTAAGCATGACACGTTGTATCCACGTGAGTTGATTGAACGGGTTATCCAGTTAAAGACGGATGATTACAACAACACCGAGATAGCGATAGAAACTGGTCTTACTGAAAAGGAAGTTCGTTACATCCTCTATCGCTGGGGTCGTGGTGCCGCCGCTAAAATACCAGAGCCTAAGCTACCTGACCCCCCAGAAAGGTACTGGAAAGACCCAATTTATTTTGCTGAGAAAATCCTTGAAATCAAGCTTTGGGAGAAGCAGAAGGAAATCCTTGAAGCCCTACGTGACCACAAACGCGTATCGGTACGGTCAGGCTATGGTGTGGGTAAAAGTACGACCGCTGCAATAGCTGTATTGTGGTTCATGGAAGCTTTCGATAGCGATACGTTAGTTATTTCAACTGCTCCATCATTTAGGCAAGTGATTAAAATCCTTTGGGGTGAAATCCACAGGTGGTGGCGTCCAGAGCTTGGTGGCAAGCTGTTCAAATGGGAGTGGGCGTTGACCAACGACCGTAGCGCCTTCGGCATGTCGACCAACCGAGCTGTTCGATGGGGCGGCTTCCACGCACAACACAGGTTGTTGGTGATTGATGAGGCTGGTGGCATAGATGACGAGATTTTCGACATAGCGGAGGATAGGTTCTTAACAACTGAATATTCGAGGATACTGGCGATTGGTAACCCACCCGAGACAGGGACTGGTAGGTTTGTTGACACTTTTGACAACCCCAACTGGTATCATATCCATATCTCATGCTATGATTGTCCGAACGTAAAGGAGGGTAAAATCGTTATCCCAGGGCTCGTCACCAAGGAGTGGGTCGAGAATATGAAAGAACGCTGGGGTGCAAGGTCACCACAGTTCATGGTACGGGTGTTGGGTGAATTGCCCCCTGAGCATTTTACCCAGCGGTTGCTTACACGTGATGCTCTTAAGATGATGCTCGAACCCAAGGATGAGCTCGAAGACCGCTGGGAGTACACCTACTTCGGGGTTGATGTTGCACGTGGCGGTGAAGACGTATCGGTGGTGACTGTGTTGAATGAAAAGAACGTTATCCTTAACCAATATGCTTACAGATTGTACCTTGACGAGCTGGCAGAAAGGATTGAGGAGTTGTATGAACACTACGACCCGCTCATCATCTTGGTGGATGCTATGGGGTTGGGTGGCGGGTTGATAGACATCTTATCGAAACGTGGGTTACCAGTTAAGGGATTCATGTCGTCATACCATGCAACCGAACCTGCATATAAGAACCTGCGTGCACAAGCTTATTTCCTGTTGCAGAGGTTGGCATTCAGAGGACAGCTGAGGGTTGCACGTGCCAGCGACCCGTATGTGAAATTCTTGCGTCAAGACTTGGAAGTCATGGAATACAAGTATTCCAAAGACAACAAAATCCTTATCCTACCTAAAGATGCCATCCGTAAGAAACTCCATAGGTCACCCGATTACGCTGATAGCCTTGTGATAGCACTGTGGGCGAAAGAGGCTTATCAACGACCAACTATTGGGAGGTTGTGATGAGAGATTGGGAAATCTTACAGACTGCACATGGTGCATTACCTTATCCCAAGACACCGAAATACTGTGCATTCGACGGCGAAGAGCTAATAGTGCATCACTTTACAGCGGGTCAGGCAGCTCGTGGGTTCCTGCATGTCGATGTCTATATGAAATGCCCGAAGTGCGGGTGGTTCGTCACCTTCGGTGTGCCTATTGATAGTGAGGAGTTAAGGGTGTTGAGTTCGTCACCGCTGAGAGGTAAGGTGTTGACTGATGAGGTTCTATCAGTAGCAAAAAATCATAAATTGAAGTCTGAGATTGAACGTCGGCTCAAAGCCTTCGGATACTGGTAATGCATCAATCTAAATGCATAATGCATCACCCTATTCTCTACGTGAAGCATTTAAGGATGATGCATAGCTGATTAATCGTGGTTGAATAAAGATAATTTTCCTCTATAAGCTTTAATCACCCATTCGGCAGTCTTTAGAGTTAATATTTCGATATCATCTTCGTTAATAACTATTGCTCTATCTATAGTGCCATGACCTTTATGACAAGTCATCACTATGTAGCCTCGTTGCACATCATCAGTAACTTCATTAGGTGCAGGAATGGGTAAGACATAAATTGTACCTGCATATATGTCATCCCGATAGTGATAGCAATCTTTGTGGCTTTCAGCTATCTCACGTAATGCATTAAGTGTCATGCAATTCCAGTTCCGTTTATGGAAACGTCCATTCTTATCGAATGCACATCTAATCGGCATCATCTTCTCACGATGACTAATAACATGGTAGCCATCCCCATCCAAAGGATATCTGTTATAAAACTCTTCACATAACTTACACATAATACCTCCTTCTTTTTTTAATCAATCTTCTCTGCCTCCCTTTTCTTTCGCAAATACTGAGCTAAACCACCACCTTACCTGCCATCTAAGGTATAAAGTGGTCTATTGCTAACATACTTAAAATTCCAATATAAAGCAAAAGCACCGCTCCGATATAACATAATAGTTCAATCCCTCTGAATTTACAATAAATCCCGATAAATATCACAGCAGGCCAGTAGATGAGGTTCACGATAATCTCTTCTGGCCTTAAACCAACTTTCCTTGTCATTAACCCTCCTTTTGTCAAAATGAAACATAACCTTTATAGGTTAAATAAATTAGCATCTTGGTCGGGGCATTAATTATCTCATCGTCTCCGATAGCTATAGGGCATATTCGTTCGTAAGCATAACAATACGACACAAGGAACTGGGTTTCATCAGGTCTATCGAATTCTAAGTATAGTGTTTCGCCTTTATATTCTATTTCGATGGGCAACCACTCCAAAACTTCACGAAGAGTTGGAGCTTTAATAATTTCATACACCTTATCAAATCTCCGTCTTAATTTCTTATCTAATTGTGTAATTGAATTCGCATATACTAATTTCCATCTTCTTATCGGGCTTGGAGGCAGTTCTTTGATTTTACACCAATACCAACCCCCGATGTCTTGAGGAAATCCCAGCTCTTTCAACTCCTTACACAACTCTAAACTCGGCACTTCTTTAGTCGGGTCGAACATCATGTCTCCTTTTCTTTAGGGGTAAATTTGTCGCAATCATAAATCCAGATTGGGTCGAAATTAAAAGGAAAACTACACCAACCTCTTCTTACTCCCGTATCTATTAAAACTACAGTCATGCGAGGAATATCCATTCGTAAACCTCCGAACAGGGAAAGGAGATTAATAATAGGATTATCTTGGTCTCTCAGGGCATAGAGACATTTTTTGTGTGCGCTCCCAGGAATCTCACCGCAATATTTACAATCATAACAATTTACCTTCCTTTCTCCTCTTTTGATTTTATCTGACGAAATAACTTTAACTGGCATTCGCACCTCCTTATTCTTCAACATCCCAATATCTATGAAACCAATCAACAACCTTGTGGAGGCGGTGGGATTTGAACCCACCTCCAGCTGGTCTCCTAACATGGAGCACCAGCTGTCGATGCCAATCGCCCCCAGTTAACACGTTCAACAACCAAATTAGAGAATATAACGCAACGCCAGCTTCTATCAACCACAGAATACCGAATAACTTACACATCGGCCTCCTCCTCCTCCGTTTGTTCCAATAGCCCCCAAGTATTGTCGTCGAAGTTTATCACTTTACCTTTCCGTTTAAGTCTCGACAACGTTATCCTCACGATATTCAACGGTATCTCAAGGTATTCACTAATCTCCGAAGCCTTTAACTTGCCCTCAACACCAAGTAGCGAAAGTATGCGTTCAGGATAGCTTGCCGTCTCTTCGAGCTCAGGTATATCATTTGGATTGGTTTGATAAACATAGATTGCATCTTTATCGAAGACGAACTTCAAACCAATAGGGGGATGCAGTTTACCGAAGTTGTTTTTCTTATGCTTCAATGCCACCGCCAGTTCGTCAGCCCCCAGCTCCAAGTGTGGTATAACCTCCCATATCGAACGTGCAAGGTTCTCGAAATACGATGACCCAAACACCGTCCGCTTATCAACAGGTGCATTCTTAGCCACATGGGCAATCGTCAGGCTCGATACCTTAAGTGACCTCAGGGCTTCAAAGTATCGTATCGCTCTATCGGGGTCATTCAGGTTACCACCACATGCGGGACCCAATGAGTCAATCACCACGAAATCAATATGCAAATCGTCAATCAACTCACTTATCTGGTCAACATCCTCACACAGTGGTCGTACACATCTTCGATAATAAATTGGTATCCTTTCGTCAAACACCTGCTGTCCCTTCAACAAACAATGATTGCGCCACTCCCAGATTGATTGCTCAGTCTCCCAATCCAATACCAGCACAGACAGCGGTCGTATGGGCGAGCTATTAATAAAGTTCTCACCTGTTGCCAACGACAAAGCTATCACCTGCCCCAACAGCGATTTACCAGCTCCACGTTGCCCAAATAGAATGACTGGCTGTTTATCATAAACTATGGGTGGCAACAGATAAGCAGGTGGCGATGGCTCGTTCTCAACCTCTGTCAGCTGGATAGCGGGTTCACCACGTGCCACATATTCCATAACTTCGTTTGCTATGCGTTCGAGGATTATGTTCCAGCCGAAATCTGGTATCCTTTGGTTAAGCGCATTCTCGTATTCCTTGCGTGACCTCGACGATAGGAAATTGAGCTTCGCCTGATGTATGAGTGTTGGCTTATCGGAAAACGGGAATTCAATCTTTAAGATGCCATGAATATCGGTACCTTTGGCCGTTATATTCGAGACAACGGCACGCATACCTGTGTAGCTGTTGAGCAAAGTTAAGCGGTTGCGTTTGGCCTCTATCGTCCAGCCATCTTTATGCATACGTTCGGCTTCCGAGATTATTTGTGCAATCCTTGGTTCATATCGCCATGCGCTGTCAACGACACGACGTGCCTCCTTTTCAGGTAGAGGAGGTTGGCAGTTCTCCGCCGCCTGCAACACGAGTGCCAACGCCTCCTCTTTGGCGACACCACGTGCCCTTAAACTGCAGGCATAACGGAATAGGGTTTCGTTACGCATACCCTCGGGTACACCTTCGAGCACCTTCTTGGGGTCTATTCTATCACCCGAATAAATGTCAGCACGTAACCTCCGTTTGTTATCCTCTTTGATTAAATCTATCAACCAGCTTGGTGGGTCTTCGACTGGCGTGTCGAATGGACTGGTGAGCCACCTGTACATCACACCTTTTGGATGTATAGATGGTGGTGCAACTATGTAACTGCCTTCACCACGCAGGTCAACACCGTTCAACAGCTTAACTTTGGGTCGTACATCAACATCCTCTGGATAGTTGAACAGAAAATGAAACCCGTTACCTGTGCGTGCATACGGTGTCTTAGGCAATAAGAAATTCTTTAAGCTGGCAACCCCGTCAACACCGTCGACATCCAGTGCAAAGATGCCTGATTGCTTACCCATCACAATACCGATGTTGCTGTGTGGCCACTTAGTGAACCACTCTTCTATCACCGCTTTATCTGTGGTCGCATCCTTCAGCCCATGCGGTGTACGTGGATGCTTACCTGGTGAGTCACAATCTGGGTCACCACAGGTGCATTTTCCATCTTTGATACCGTGTAGGATAACAACTGGCCACCCTAAATCTGCATATTTAAAAGCAAATTCCAAGATGTTCATCACAGCTCCTCACTTGTTAGGAACTGTATGATGCTTATTTCACGCACTTCGCTGATAGCATCATTTGAATAGATGATATTTGTCTTTGTGCCATTTGGTGGTAAATCGGCACCTGCAACCCAGTGGTCAATATCTCCTTTATCCGTGTGCAGACGGAACTTGATTGAGAACCAGTCAACCACACGTGGTGAATGGTTGACTATTGAGTAGCCGATTAACGAACCCTTCGGCATCTGTAAAACGCCAAGCACCTGTATCTCCAAAACTGTGTGCTTACCAATTTTACAGGATAGCATGGCTCCTCCTATTATAAACAAATTGTTGATTAAATCAAGTCACTTGACAAACTTGCGTTTCCGAAGCTCACGCAAGTTCTTGTTTAGCTCCCGTAGCTGGGTGATTAGGCGGTTGAGGTGTAGGGTTAGCTTATCAACTGAACTCTCCTCCAATAAACGTTCACCCTGACGGGTTAACTTAATCCTGCGACCATTCCTGTGTGAGATGGTGATTAACCGTTTGTCTTTCAGCCTTTGCAGTATCACATTCACGTATTCAGGTGTCGTTGAGAACAGCCTCGCCAGCTCCTTGTTTGAAGCCTGCGGATGCTGTTGCAGCACCCGCAGGTAGTATGTATTCCTCATCTCGAAACAACTGCACGTCTGCGTTTATGCACACCGATGCCTATCCACTGGAATAGCTCTTTGAGTAGGTCGAATGCGCCACAAGCCGAGATGAATAACACAATCGTCCAGAGGATGACTTCATACCAAACCACGTGCTTCACAACCAGGTAAGCCAGACTAAGGACGAGTGCAATAAGGAAAGCCACACCATTCACCGACCAGCCATCGAGCTTAAACCGTTTCTTAAAATATTCAGTGGCAACAAGGATGAGGAAGATAAATAAAAGGAATAGTTTTATACTCATACAACCTCCTTGATTTACGGATTGGTAAAGCTCCTTTGTTTCTATTTACTAATTCAATCGATATAATGCGTTTAAGACGTATACAATTAAGTGCTACATCTCGAACTTCATCCCGTTTCGCCCAACATCGACCCAACAATAACTGTGCAAATTCCTGCCCTCGTTCCAACCGAACCAATGCTATCCTATCATCCTTTATCTTTGCTATACCGCCTAAACACATTTAACCCGCCCTTGGCTATCTATCGGCACGAATACCAAGGTTGCATAACCTATTAAGGGTTCGCCCAGGCTCTCAACTTTGTATATATCCTCGACATCGAGTATGCGTTTCACAACGTCCGACATTTTAAAGACGAATTGATAAGCGGGAGTATCGGGAAGGAATAAACATATACGAGCGTGACCCTTAACTAATTTTTCACTAAGAGAAGCTGCGGCTCGGTCTATAGCATGCCGAAGTTCACCTAAAACCTCCAAATCTGATTTACTTATCATTTTAACCTCCTTTCTAATCAACCCACACAGGGATGGCATATTTACGTTTCCTGCGGATTGGAATACCGAAGAATCGGCGTGTCTGTTTAGCGGTGACGACGATAAAGATGATAGCTGGATGTTGCATACGCCCAACTGTACAGCGCAGAAATGTCCTACCTTTTATGGCATCTCGTGGTCTATCCTTCAAGATAGTGACATCCAGCTGTAAGCCTGTCCACGGATAGATACGCATCATCTTTAATCTAATATAGAAATCGGGTTGTCAACTAAAATGTCCATCGAATACCGAGCATATACCGATAGCTATTGCCTCGTTTACCAACCCCGAGTAAAGCGTTCTTATAACCGCCAAGCAGCCAGAGATAGGAATAGTTATCAAAACATAGACCCAGCATTAGATGTTTGGGTCGTGCAGGTGTGAAATTGAGCGAATAGCTAAATGAATCAAGGTACACCGTCCGTAATTTCACATTAACATATTTGTCCTTGTAGAACCACCAGTAAAGGGTGAGCGGTATGCGCAGGGTGTCACGACGGAATACTGTATCAACAACTATCGCATATACAGTATCGTGAATATAGCGGATTTGTGTGGACGTCCGATACACTGTATCGACAGCTATCACACTACGTGGTTGTAAAATTAGTGGCTCTTCGGGTTCTAAAGTGATAACAGCCAGCGAATAACCCAAACCCATAGAAATCAAGATTATTGCAACCAAAGCTAAAGCTTCACGTCCCATCTTGGGTTAAACAGAAATTCGGTCTTATATTGGGGATGCGGTAACTCCCGTAGATAGAAATCAACTCCCTGTTTACGCCTTGCCTCATAAGTCAACCAGTAATCGAGCTCTTTGCGATACAAGATGCCGACGTGTGAAATCTGGCTCTTTGGACGTCGTGGGTTGGTACCTCTGAAAAAGAATAACCCGAATTCATGACCAATTGTATCCTTCTGCCATCCCTGTGTGAGCAAATATTCATATTGTATCCACGAACCACGAGGTAAATATAACCCCAAGTGGTTGAACCACCGTTTTACCAGCCAGCTGCAATCCGTACGTCCATAGACATAACGTATGCCTTTGGTTTGCCAGACAAAAGATAAAAACTTCTCTTGCAATTGTGTTGCTATATCGCCAGATGTGAAGCTCAGAATTAAAAAGATAATCATTTAGGCATACCCATCCACAGAAATGACAATGCCAATAGCAATGCAGCGGTTACGATTGCCAAAGGCAACGGTTCATCCGCCAGCTTCTGGAACCTGCCAGACTTCTGGTCAAGCCAACAAAAGAGAAACCAATCAGCCAACCAGAAGGCGGCAAGGAAGATGGCAAGTCCCGAGAATATAAACACACTCGTCTTACCGAACCAGTCCAAAATCCCAGTCGCTGCACTTAGGACAACCGCTATCACAACCAAAGCTAATACAATAACACCTCGTGACTTTACTGCCATTCTACCTCCTTATTTCCAAACATCTGCATCTCTAATATAATCCATTTTTCAAATTGTCAAGTCTCAAACTTTTGGGTGAACACGATGAGTATATCGGGTTTCGTTGATATATCAGCGAATTGGGTGTGGAATTCAGCGTGTGCATGGTCTTCGGATTTGGTAATTGCTATACAGGGTAATGTTGGTGACACATAAGCCCTACCGTGTATCACGACGAATGGCTCAAGGTCGATTAGTAAATCGAGCAACTCCTGCAGGTGGTCAGCTGGATAACCACCGTGCTGGGCGACGAGCGAATACAGGGTCTGCAACCTCTGTGCATCGAGTGCCCGTCTTGTGAATGCCGAAGCATCAAGTATCGCCTGTATGAGGCAATAACCTTCTTTTACGCCCATGATAATAAATCGACTGTTATCTCGAAATCACCTTTCTTTTTGCAAGGGATGTAGATATTGACTCTCGGGCAACCTGCAGGCAGCGGTTGATAGCCACGTTTCACTGAGTAATCGAGGGGTTCGGGTTTTACATCCGAATCACCTGTGCGAAAGGTGCCACCTCGGATATACCAGACTGGGAGCAGTCTTAAGGTGCCTTTTTGATACCTATAATGTTTGCCGGGGCTCGCTATCAGCTGATGTGAGTGCCCCATAACATAGAGCTCGGCGCTGCCCCACATCGTCATCTCCTCAACCCGATTAATGCTACTACCACGGCGTCTACCCAACCCCGCACCATGATGCAGGATAGCGGTGACCACTCCTCGGCAATGGTCGACGGTTGGGTCATGCAGACGCAATGCTACATATGCCCGATAATGAGAATATGGGCAGCCAAAGCTTTCGCTCAAGTATCGCAATGGTGACAACGTTGTGGTGTCAAAGAATGCCATCTCGTGGTTACCACCGATAAATAGTAATGTGCGGTTCTTAAAGATTTCGAGCTTCTCCTCGAGTAGCTTCAATATGGTGTATGCATATTCCTTGATATCCGTGAATTTCTTAAATTCGTGCTTATCGAGCAACGTGATGTCAAATCTCGGGTCATTAAAGGGTATGAACTCTGCCAAATCGCCCATAAAGATGACATATCCAGGGTGCTCAACGTATTCGATGATGAACTTCTGCCATGCACGGTGGTTGAACTCTGTCGTACCGAAGTGCAGGTCACCAACGAAATACAACCTGTATAATAAGCCATGGTCTGTAGGCTCTGTAGGCTCCAAAACAAATTTGTGAAAATCCATCACACCTCCTAATCCAACAACCTGAATCTTATAAACCTCTTATGCGTATAACCACCTATTCCTTGCTCTTGTAGGATACCCACCACATAACCTTTATATAAAACTGGGCTACCTGAAGCGCCACCTAATGACTTATGGCTATCGATGAGTGCAACTATTTTATCACCTGAGGTATCGGGTTCGATTGCACGTGCAGGGAAAGCCGACCACTCACCGCTGGGATAGCCGAGCACCAAGAGGAAACTACCAAATTGCTGGGTTGAGGTAAATATGAGCTCAAAATGCCCGACCTTCAGCGGTGTACCGTGAAACCCTTGTAGCTGGAGCTTGGCGATATCACGCTTCTGGTCAATATCGCTGACAGTTGCCAAGACTGTGTCCGATAGAAATATGCAGATTATGCTATCGGCGGGCATGCGATGCATAAATGAAGGCGAGCCAAACGTCACGACGTGTGCGCAGGTGAGCACAAGATTGGGAGTGATAAGAAAACCCGTCCCCTGTTTAGCACAAATTACCTGCTTGTCGAACGTATACTTTTTGTACGCCCACACCTGACATACTGAGTTGCGGTAATCAGGTTGCTGGCACCCCGCAAGCAGCAACAACAAGATTATCGCTATGCGTTTCATGCGGCTGCCAGTAGCTCTTCGGGTATGTTATCCAGTAGCTCGGTGCTTATAAACCGTATGCGACCCGTATGCCCAAACCACTTGCCTTCTGGATAGTCGAAATCCCAGTCCTTGTCGACGATGCAGACGTAGCTGGACATCCCATATTCCGATGTGGTGGCAGGTCGTGGATACACAACTATCCGTTTATCGGTGGCATGCCAGTTGTAAGCGTTACGCAGAAATTCGGTCAAATCTTTGCGGTCAAAGATACGCCATCCGATTTCAACCACCAGCCTCCAGCCTTTCAGGTATTCGATGACCTTACCGCTTTCTGTGACATAGCGGTCGCCGTCAAGCACCTTCTCGAAATAGATTTTGAGGTCAACCTCATCATCGTTAGTGAACTGATAGGGGTTGTTATCAACCTCGGTGGCGGTAACCCAGTTCGAGCCATCCCACTTCTGTAGCTCAATCTTCGGGTATTGTGTGCCCCAGAGTATCGCCATATTACCTCCTATCAACTAAATTTGCGTTTAACTTCATTATGCCACTTCTGAATTTCCGATTGACTGTATTTACGGGCTATTATCCTAACCTCATAGATTTCGCCACCAAAGAAATATTGTGGTGTGCTGTAAATGTTTGCCCCTATTCCTACATTGCTGTCGTTGGTGTAATCAACATCGCCGCTGTCTGCAATCACACCAACCTGTTCGCCATCGACGTAACCTGCACCACCCTCGCCTGATTTATAAGTCAAAGCAAGAGTCACGAAGTCATTGAAAGTGGCCTCTTCGGAACACGAGACACTACCGTCAGCCCCTATCACACGAAAGATAAAGCGGTTCGTATCAGCCACCGCATCATAATAGTTGTAGATATGATACCCGCTTGTACCATGCTCACCCCGATGCACAATCACCTGTGTGGCATCAAGTTTCGTCATCTTGCAAGCTACCAGCACGGTAAGCTCATCAGCTAACCCTGTACCTCTGTATCCCGCATCAATGTAGCTTGAACTGCCGTCGAGCAGGACGCCATGCGATTCGCTCAGGCATGTGATACCCGTGCAAACGCCGTGGTTACACTTGGGTGAGTAATCATATGTGTAAAGGATGGCAGATGATTGGGGTCCTGAGCTATCAGTCTGCCATTCATACTCCGTATCGTCGGCCTCAACGGTTGACCCCTTATCTAGTATCTCAGTATCTCTGACATCAACATAGTGCTCGTACGAATCAGTAGGCCAGCTCTTATACCAAACACGATATGAGATGGCGCCTGGTATCGCATCCCAGTAAACTCTTGCATTCGCATATGTGAAATCGTCACTATATGCCTCGACGGTTGCCGACACATCAGAAAAGCTTGCACCATCAAATGCCTGCACACAGTAATATCGAGGCAGTTCGAAGCCTGACGATTCCTCTATCACCGAGACCTCAGGTGCAGGTATATCGAGATGCCCCTCCTCGAACGGCAGATACAGCCGAGTATCGGGGTCGAGCTCCCGCAACCTGAACCTCAGCTCAATCTTCGGTAACCTATACGTGAGGCCGTCAAGGAAAACCGACGGCGAATAGGAAAATGGCATCTTGGTCAACGACAACGTTAGCTTATCAAATGGCTCGGTTTCAATAAGCAAAACTGATTCGAGCTGTCCCTCCCAGATAGGAGAATTAACGAGCACCCTGCGTGCAAACCTAACCACACGTGCATGCTCAGCATTATCGAGCCCCGACACCTGGATAGACCTCGGTGTCTCATCATTCAAATATGGATAGGTGAATTGGCCGCTGACTGCGTTATACTTGCGGTCGATAGAAAACGAGTTAAGATTTGCTAAATCATCAGTGATTTCAACCGATGGCTGGCCCGCCGATACTTCAAGCGGCACAATATCCAAGTCACCCCGCACGGCGAGCAACGACAGGAATGCTGCATCAGCAAGCGCCTCAGCATCTGAATTGTAAGGGTCGCTTGTGGATGCAAAATGGAAGTATCGACGGCGGCCACCAGATTCATCCAGAAAGAAAAGATAGCTGTTAAAGAGTTTCCAGTCACCCTGGCTGATTTGAGTTATCCTGCCTATCATAAAATGGTGGCTTGTGCCTTCAGGTGTTGTTGAGGCATTATCAGTGTTGGCAGCATATGGGGTTTGTACATCATCTATTGGTACAAGTGTGCGCCTAATTTTACTTGTTGTGTACGAGATACCTGTGAAATCGCCACCTGCATCTGTCTGCGCCTCTGCCTTAAAAATCGTTAACTCATATTTACCCGTGCGTTTGCAACCATAGACAGCATCACTATCGGCATAATTCGTCCAATATGTGCCTTTAAGTGTGTCAGAAGTTATCTCCACCACCTGAGCATCATAACGCATCCAATAGGTGTCTGTGACACAATAATCACCGAAATCGGCTGTACGTAACATGGTCGGGAATTCGGAAATCGGGACTGATGATTTTGTATCATTGGGTATATCATAAACATAGGCGTATTTAGTACTACCGCTTTGCTCATATCCATAATAATAGGGGTAGTCGCCTACCGCCCTATAATCTGTGTCAAGGCTGTAAAGCCCGATGAGTGGGCTGGAGACCGAACCGTCTTCCCTAATCGTGAATATCGCCTTTACATCGGGGTCACTTTCAGAGTAGCCAGATATCATCCAGTAAGTGTCTGACCTATGTACGAGGGTACCACCTGCAAAATTGTAATTAGGGAAGGTCGAATCCGTAAATATCAGCTCCACACTTGAACCAGGTTGCCATCTATATGCACGCCATTTATAATAATCGCTATCCCAAAGTACAAACGCCACCTTATCTGAGTATGGAAAAGGGGTAACTATTTTGCACCTATCATAGACGTAGGAGAAGCTGATTGTAGCCTCATTCTTAGGTGCAACAGGTGTTTCCCAATATTGGATGGTTGCTTTCCCTTGAAACAGTATCAACACATAAAATGCACCATTGGGTGCAACAGCTACGTCACCGCCAATCATCAACTCCTGATAGTCACAGATGTTGGCTTCCGAAGAGGCAGGGTCGATATAGAAGTCACGTACGGCTTTCCAGTGTGAGATTAATGAGAAATAGCCTGTCCCTTTAGACCATAGCTTGCGTAACTGGGTAAACGAAAACAGAGGTATTAGATTGCCTTTACTGTCGAGGAAACCGACCTTGCCGAGCCGCTTGTCCAAATCTTTGTACCAGAAATCGTAGGCGGTGAAGGTTGTGTTTCTGCCTTTCACCGAAATGGATGCTATGTAACCTTCAAAGATGGTGTAGGTGTCAGAGGATTCAAAATAGACTGTGAGCCTCACCTTATCGCCCCTCACATAGGTGCCGAGCTTATTACCCGTGAGGGTAAAAATAAACTGGGCGGGCGAAGTTATACTCTCTTGAGTGTCAAGTTCCAGCGATAAGCTTTCGGCATCTATCCATTCAGAAGTAACGTCATGCCATGTGCCGTCTGAAGTCTGTATTTCAAGTTTCTTATTTAACTTGGTATCAGGCGTCAACCTATGAGTCTTAAAGCTATCGCTTAGTGTACGCATCAGGCACCTCGCCTCAACTTACGTTCAAGCACCAAGATGGTGCGTTTATCCCAGCTCTGCACCCAAGTTGATGGGTCTCTGGTCTCTATCTTTAAATAGACAACGGGTTGCATAAATTTCGCCATCTTGCTCAGCGGTATGATATACTCAGGTTCACGCTCAGCCACCCTGATAATGGAGGGACGAGTTATATATGCACCCTCTTGTGCACCTTTTATACCGAGTGCACTCATAAGCATTAACCTGATACCTAAAGAGATTGCTTCACGCATAATCAGCTTCATAATATCCTCAAATCGAAGCTCAACGTTCTGGAAACCCTCGAATATCCCTGTGGTGACAGCATCAGCTAACATATCGGCAAATGAATTGCTAAACAGCGTAGCAAACCGAGAGGCGAAATCGAACCCCTCTTCACTACCCTCGTCGATAGCACCTGATATAGCCTTACGGACGATGACCTTCATTTGTTCGCCTGTCTTTGCACCTACCTCGTAAGGGATGAGCATCTCACCACCGAACCATCGTATGCGACCAGGGATTATCTGTTCGGGTGGCTGTGGATATGCGCCCGAAGGTATTAGATAACGTGACGGTAGCTCGTAAGTCTCTTTCATCAACCTATGTATAGCTTGCCAGATACCGTAAAATTTTTCTGCTGGCACGATGGAAGCATCTATTTGCTCGTTGAGTTTTGGGTACTCGTCAACTATCCGTTGCATAACCTGTAACCAGCCGATGTTTTTCGTCTCTATCCACATATGAAATGCCTGAATGAGTTCGAGAGCTTTGGTCTGTACCGTGTAATACTCGGTTTGTTTATACTGTGAGAGCAGGGTGTCGTCTATCGACGTCTTTATATCGTTCATTAAAGTTCGCCATCGGGAATATAAATCGACAAGCTCCTCGGTCTGTTCAGTTTCTTCTTCCAATTTATCGACTATTCCAGTTTGGATTTTGAGATGCTCTGCCCGCATTTTAAGCTGCTCACGGACAGCTAATACCTCCTCAATTGCATATTGGAGTCTTAAGCGACCCAATTTATCAAGATGTTCTTTGCCGAGATTATATAATTGGCGCTCCCAGTCATAGACTCGAGCTTCCAAATCCGCTATTTCAGCGTCAATGGATGCAATTTTCTCTTTATCTTCTTTGGTCACTTCTCCAATCGTGCGTGCCCGCTCCAAAATCGAAATTTGGTCTTTATATTTAGACCGTATAGTGTCGATAACTGGAATGATGTCGTCAAAAATATCGTATAATTTTCGGGCACGTGCACTCCATTCATTTATCTCTCGAGTTCCTGAAACCAAACCACCTATCACATCATCTACCGTATTTTTGTTCTCCGAGAACTCAATCCCCAATGCTTGACAAGCTTCTTTGCTCTCAGCAAATAGACCTGCAATGGTTTCGATACCTTCCACCATCATATTGAGAGCTGCGCTTTCAGCTGTAGCAAACCATCCTTGCCTGAATAGCTCAGCCTGTTTGTTGAGTATTTCCATTCGACGAGCCATTAGGTATAAACGTTCATTTAAAGCGGTAACCCTATTGATAGTATCGCCAATACGTTCAAGCACATCACCAAAAGCATTCTTAAACTTACGGGCAGCCCCTGGTAAGGTGGCAGCGAGCATATTCGCCATACCACCAAATTCAGTTTCTAATTCATCTAAGATTATGCGTTGCGCTTCCATCACCTTGCCTTGCTTAAAGAGCGTGCGAATTAGCTCTTTAGTTTGGTCGTCAAGGTTCACACCGACACGCCTTAACGCTGTCACCCCATAAATTGGGTCTTGAAGCGCTTTACCCACACGTATAGCAGCGGTTTGTAAATCGGTGCCGAGGGCGGCTGACATATCGAGCACCGCTTTGGTTGCATCTTTGAGCACAGGCGCTTTCAATTTTGTGAAAGTCAAAAGTATAGCCTCAACACGTTCAATGGCTTCATCACTAAAAATAGTTTGGCGTTGTAATGCTTCTGCAAAATCGACCAACTCCATAGCGGTTGCACGTGCGGCAAAACCCGTGGATTTCAATACCGCCGACAGCCTGAATAACGCTTCCTCCTGCTCTGCATAATTGGTGATTAATTGCTGTAATCCGAATAGCAATGGTCGGAGAGCAAAGTAGATGAACATGGAAATCAAAATATTCTTAAACATCATGTAGAACCGCTGTAGCTCAGAAATCTGTTGCTTATGCCGCCTAAAAGCACGGGTTGCATCCTCCGTCTTTTTGGCAACCTCCTCTTGGGCTGGTGCCACTTCTTGGCTTAAAGTTTTGGCTGTTATACCGCCATAACGGTCAACAATATAAAGGATTTGCGATTGTTCACGAACTGCCTGTGTTGCTTGCTTAGTTGCTTGGGTGTAGGGTCGTGTAGCGGTAGCCACTACCTGCTGTGTGGTCGCTTTAAAACGTGCAAGTTCTGCACGTGCCTGCTGGATGACGGGCGTGAACTGGTCTACCGCCTTGAGGACTACCTGCAGCGTTGCACTTGTCGCCGTGCCTCCATTAGCCATTTCTCCTCCTCACGCTTTCTGCGTTCGGTGAAGATGGAATCCAGTATATCAAATGCCTCGAACAGGAAGGCAGGCTGGTCGTAAATTCCACCAGCTTCGGGTAGGATGTGGTGAACGTGATAGTACGACCATAGGCGGACAATCTCCCACTCGAATGGAGTTGCAATAGCCAGTGGACAGCGCCAGATACGATAAGCTTTTCCGTTATCGTCTCGAAACGTGAAGTAATGTTTCCCACGTTTTTGGCAGCCTCGGATTTCACGCCATTCTGGGTGTTTAAGGCATTCATCGCATGATATACCCTCCAGTAGCCCCGTGAACAGCAGTTTTAGCCTTTTTTTTCTGGCTCCTGCAGGAAGTTGAGCCTCATTATCTCACCTGCCAACTCCGACAACACAGGCCACGGTATCATGCCGAGCGATTCATCAGTTATAACTTTCAGCCCATATTTGGTCTCAGCTTCATACTTCGGGGTAATTTCTTTCCCCTCGTCATCTTTAAAGTTACGCCATCCTTCTAAACCCATCTTCACTATTTGAATCAACTCATCAGCCGACGGCACATAGTTGGTTTTAAATGCGCCTGCGGTGGTCACCAGCTTCGACGTGTTATTCCATACCTCTTTGCGCCAACCGAGTGGTACAACCCTTAGCAACCAAACTGTTTTCTCTTTACCTGTGTCGAGCCTTGAAGTGTATTCAATTGTTGCACCCACTTTTACTGGTTTAATCATTACACCTCCAGCTTATTACTGCCTTGTTTAAATACGAGAGGCACTTCATTATACCTCTCGTCACTCTTTACGTATGATGTAGGCGTTCACATTCGTCACCGTATCACCAGTATTCGTGCCGCCATTCTCAATTTTGCCGAGCTTGATATACCCGCTGTAGCAATAGGTGTCAATTGTTTGCACAGTCTTCTCACCTGGTGTGCTGGTGATAGAATGCGACTTCCAAGCGACAGTATCCCAAGTTGAACCATCAGGCGAAGTGTAGAAATAAAACGTGACCGTACGGGTATCGGGTGTCGACCCGCTACTGTAAGTGGCGGTCTCATCTATGGAAGTTTCGGTGGTCTCTGTGTATTCCGTGTAATTGCCCGAAGATGTGCCCCTGTAAACCCTGTACTTCGATGCGCCATCAACTGCATCCCAGGATACGGTGTAGGTGGCACCGCCATCTGGGTCTATCGAACCCGTGTTCACCTCGTCGGAGATTGCGCTTTCGTAGCCGTCTTCGGTGACCGCTGTGACCACAAAGTAATACGTGGTGTCAGGTGTTGAGCCCGTATTTGTGACCGTGCATGTGACATTGGTTGGCTTATCGATGTCTTCACCAACGACAAACTGGATGGCGAAATTCTCGACGTTACGTATGTCGACTGCCGTACCTGAAACCGATTTCGAGGTGTTTGGACTGATGGTCTCGGCATCCGACAAACAGGCGGTCACCTCGAAGTATCGATAGAGGCGTTCGAGCAGCTCCTGCATGCTGAATTTATGGGTCATCTCGTTAGACATCGGCTCTCCTTTTTCTATGTTATACTGGTGAGCTTCAACACTTCATTGTAAGTGTCGTCCCAATCCACCTGTATCGTGTAGCTCCAAGTCCTTATGCCATCGGCGTCACCAATATCGTAGGACTGTAAGGTACCCTTCAGGTTAGTGTCTATTGTGAATGTCGACCCACCTATTGTGAGTTCACCCCAGCGGAAGAGGAAGCTAACCTGTGTCCCGAGGCTATCTCGTATCTTTGACGACCAAGCGGCAGCATCAGCCTCCATTTCGCTCTCAATAGTTATTGTGACGCTGGTTGCCCGCCAATCAGTTATGAATGGTGAAGCTTCGGGTTTCGGACGTTCGGCAAGCGTCGGTGTGATGGTCATACGTGCCGACCTGCAGATGTAGTTTTCGCCGAAGCTACCGCTGTTGTGTTGCATACAGAGGGTTGGATAGTTAGTTGATGTGCCAATCCCCACGTTGGTGGCAGAACCCGTGCTACTGTATAACCCGTAGAGAGTGGTTTCGAGGATTAGCTGGTTCTGTGCATCTTTCGAGATGGTGAGTGAGCTGATTTTGCAGTTGGTGAACTTCCGATACTGGTTGCCTTCGGTGATAATCACATCGCAGACGTTATGCGATGGCTGCTGGGTTATCGAAAATGTGACACCATTGAAGGTGTAGGGTGCTGCTGTACCTGTCCAGCTCTCTGAGCAATCAAGTGGCAACGTTTTGAGCAATTCAATCCACGGTATCTTCTTCTCGGATGTGTCTTTCCTATCCGTCAACGTGAACGGTATTCGTATCTCAACCCATTCTTTGCCCGCTATCTCGCTGGTTGGGAACCACCAAGGTGTGCCACGGTCGATAATCTCACGTTGTAACCGCACCTCGACGTTACCTGTGAGGTCGAGCATGTAGTTGGCATCACGTTGCTCGATATATGCGAGCTGTGGCCGTATAATTGTTGGTGCAGCCATTATTTACCTCCTGTGTCAGGTATTCCAGGCTCTGGTTTAGGTTCGGGTTTAGGTTTCGCCTTTTCAGGCTTCAGCTTCTCAAGATATGCTTTCCAGCGGTTATAGAATTCGTCATCTACCTCGATGACATCACCTTCGTAGTAATCCTTACCGAAGTAGTAAAAGTATCGGATGACCCGACACTTGAATTTCTTTTCTGTCATCAAGCCCCCTGATATATCCTGTACCTCGCTGTGAATATCATGCGTGCCACAGCGAAAGGTGACAGCCACCTCTCGTCAGTGATTATCCGAGTTATTCTTAACCAAAGCAGGTTGTCGACACCTGTGTCCTGACACCCTATAACATAGGGATAGAAAAGCTTATAAATCGTTTCAATCTGGTCATTCAGCACAGAGATAGGGTCGCTATTGTCCTTGACATTGATAGTGACAATGATATCGACATCACATTCATAGAAGGTTTGCCCGTAGCTGACACGCTCCTCACCTATGGTTACCGAAAGGTTTGGAAATGTGGGCACCATATCAGGTGTCTTGTAATCCAGATACACGGCATCATACTGGGTTTCGAGCTTCGATTTTATAAAATTGCGTATCTCGTCACGTACGCTCATTGCTGACCTGCCAGTATCATAGCTCTTAATGCTCTACCCAACAGCTTGTATATGTGTTCGAGCTCCGCATAGAAGCCACGTGATAGATATGGACGTGCAGGTATGTTACGAGGTGGATAACCGAATTCATGTACCCTTGCATAGATGCAGTCTGTGATTACTGCTGCACCATCATCGGTCTGTATCGGTCGTATAGAAGCCTTAAGCCTACCCGTACGTGTGATTATGTAATCAGGGTGTGGTCCATCCATATACCTCGATTTCGTTGTATCCGCTATCAGTTGTGCACCACGCCATAATGCATTACGCACAAGCTGTGCACCATAGTACTGCATTATACCTAACCGCTTGTCGAGCAATTCATAGCCCACAAGCTGGATGTTCAGCATCTTTTGTATCTATCAAGTACTGCCTTCACAACGGGTGCCATATCCTGTATGTAGTAAGTTACCGACCCTGTGGGTGCTGTACGTGCCTTAACTCCATGTGCACCATCGGTGCTTATGCGATAGATTTGACCCAACAGATACATAGCCGCAAACTTGATGTCCGCAGGTATATTCTCGTAACCACCTGTATAAGTCACCCGAAAGTGTGCATCTGAATACTCAGAATTCAAATAGATGATACCCAGATTATCGTCTGTTGTGTATTCCGTGACATCGGTGGTGTTACCTTCAGCATCCACCAGCTGCACCGCCGATATGCTGATTATCGGGTATGCATGCAATAATATTCTATCCTTCACGTGAAAGAAGTCCTCAGTCAAATTGGTGCGCTTCTCAATGTAACGGTCGCAGTAAGACTCAACCATCTGGCTCGCCTGCTCAATGAGTGAAGAGATGAGGCTATCCTCCTCTGTACCTGTTATCCGCAAAAATTCCTTTGCTTCGTCAAGTGTCAATAACGCCATCACGAGAGGTGGCCGTCACCCTAAATCATATCATCAAGATGGCACGTTGTACAGCATACCAACAATTGTCTCAGTGCTTGCTATCCGAGGTACGAAGTCGAGTTCCGCCACACCCACGAGCTCGGTTGCCTGTCGCCTGATGTTCCTTGCGCTTTCGAGCTTAATCTGGCGTAGCCATACAAGCATGAATGCCCTCTTGTTCACCAACAGGATGACTGTGCGGTCGGTTGTCGTGCCGTCGTATACGCCGCTGGCATTGAGGTTTTCCCTCACGTAACCCGAAGGCACAACCTCTATACCATCGAAGGTCACGATTTTACCCGTCTTGATGGTAGCATCGGGACCATACTTATCGACGGTCTTCGTCTCTTCGAGGTTCATGAGGTGATAATAACCTGCAGGACCGACAACCCATGCGAGGTCGTTTGGGTCGACCCCATACTTACCCATCGCCTTACGTACAGCACGTAAATCAGTTGTATCAGGTGCCGTGTTACCAGCATCCTTCTTGGCTGACGAGGTGACGAGCTTCCTCAAACCTTTCCATGCCTTACGTGGGTCGGTAGCACTCGTGACATCGCTATCCATATGAGAGTCGCTGTCATCGCCGTTGATGATGGCGTTCTCAATAGCCGCCGCTATCGTGTGTGCAATATCGTCCTTCACAAGCTGGAGTGCGCTGGGATTACCTTCAACCACTTCATCAGCTACTGGTAGATAGACGGCTATCTTGTTGGTCGTACCTGTCACCTCACCCGTGTAGTTGCTGAGCGATTCCTCAGTTATCTGGGTGGCTGCGCTCACAAGGTAAGCCGAAAGCGTGCCTTTCCTCTGCATGAAGTGATATTTCGGCGAATCCGTCTTATAGATGGGGAATAGCTTGGCAACTTTGAGTTCGAGCTCTATCCGCTCAATCATTTCAGTCGAGAAGTAAGTTGGCACCCATTCAGCACCTGTGCCCGTGCTCATATCAATCGCCTTCTGGAGTGTCTTCATGTAGACATCCCAGTATGGAAGTGTGCGTGGGTCCCTACCCGAAAGCACCGACATGAGGTAGAGGTTATCAGCTGCCTCACGCACGGGTTTGAGTTTCGGGTCCTCGGATTTTAGTATCTCCTCAACCGTCGTGACTGGCTTCACACTAAATGTCGGTGGTATAACTGCGGTAGCTCGGCTACCGACATTCTTAGCTTTAAGTGCCTTTTCGGCTTTCTCGTTCAATTTCTCAATGCTCTTGGAAAGCTGAGTAAGCTTCTCAACTACTGCTTTCATGCTTCGCCTCCGAGTAACCTGCTCAGATGTTCAATCTGTTCACCTATCTTGGTGATAAGGTCAATCAACTGCTGTTCAACCTCTTTCGAGATACCACTCTGCTCTGCCTTCTCAGGCTCTGGGTTGGCCGTTGCGGCCTCCTGCGGTTGAGCATCCTGTGTGGGTTGCGTATTGTTGGGTGTACCCGTATCCTGAGTCTCCTGTTTCACCTGCTCGGTGGTTTCAGGTGTGTCATCACCCTTCTCCTCAGCCTTTTTGGCGTAAGGATGGGGGTAGGGGCCACGTGCATACGGATAGGGATGCGGCCCTCTCGCATACGGATACGGGTATGCCCCAACACCCAACGTCTCCTTTAAGCTGACAAGCAGCGACTTGATATCTGCGGGCAAACTCTCGACCTTATCTTTGCCCACAAACTCATCCAACTTATCAGCCAAAGAGGAGACGATATCCTGGACCTCACGTATCCACTTATCTAAGTCAAACTGCTTCTCAAGTGTGCGCTCCTCTTCGGGAGCTGTTGCCGTTTTGGTGTCTGGCATGTCTGCCTCCTCACGCTTCAGGAGTATAAAACGCCTGCGGTTCGCTGGCTTCTTGACCAGCGAGACCTCGGTGATATCAACATCCCAGAAGTAAGCCATCTTGCCTTACGGCTTAAACTATCTCCTCAGCAACGTAGGCGATGACTGCGCCACCTGTAGCAGTCACAGTAACCTTCAGATACAGGTCATGGGTCACCACGTAACCATTGGTGTCGACGAATAAGGTGCTCTTGGTCGCAAACTTGCAGTCGGTGCTGCCGTCGGTGTAGTAGAGGTCGCAAGCGTCCGAACCCGCAACCGTCTTCACAATGTAGACTTTACCGCTCGGTGGCTGTATAGTGACAGATTCGTTCTGGTTTTTACTTGCAACGTTGGAGACAAACTCTCTCATCGTCGCTCCTTAACTCGATGCTGTTGAATGATTATCGCTCTGCTCCTTTACTGTCAGCCTTTCGGCGGGATTATCGCCTTTCGGCGGATGTGCCTTTCGGCGGTGTGCAGTTGGTAGTCGTCGCCACTTAAATTTAACCTATCAACCTGATATGTCAACTGTCAAATAGCTATTTGAGGATAAATTTTGGTATCAGCTGACCAAGTGTTGACCCTAACACCACGGATAACATTATCCAGAACGCCCTGTAAGCTAAGTTGGCACGTTCAATCGCATGCTGTATGAGCTTACGGTCTTCGGTGAATGAGTTGCGGTTTCGCTTCAAATAGTTGATTTCAACATCGTGTGCGGTGACGGTTTGGCTAATCGTATTGACTTGACGTAGCAACGAGTCAATCTTCTGTTTAATCTCTTGTATGTCTTCACGTATCAAGTCGAGGACTTTCGATTCCTCAGCCGTCATCTTGCCTCCTCATCGCTAACTGTCTTGGCGTAACCACGGATTGATACGCCTGTGAATTCGCCTTTCTTAATCTCATCCCATAGCTGTTTATCAGGCACCCACGCCTTTATCAGCCAGCTACCTTTGCGTATGAACTGGCCATTCCATGTGAAGTCGATTGGTGTGCACCAGTTCCATAAGACTTTGATGTCACTGGGTGTCGAATGTTCGATGTAGAATGGAAAACCTTTGAGTGCGAACTGGTCAGCCATCTTCTCAATCTCTTCGGGTGTCGTCCAATCACCCTGTGCATCACGGACATAAGGCTCGTAGACGACGACTATGAACTGCTGTTTCTCCTCACTTTTCCAGAGGATGCGTGATTTGATGAACTCAACCTCTGGGATAAAGGTCTGCACACCTTTAGGTATCTTGACTGGTCGAGGTGACTCAAATGGTATGAAGTTGAGTATCTCGTAGTAATACAGCTTATCGGCATCAGGCCACCAAGTTTGACGTTCGTCTTCCGATACCTTGTGCTTATCTTGCAGTTTCTTAAACTCCTCCAAACCAATAGCTTGTGGTTCAGCACATCGGATGTAACCATAGGCTGTGTCGTTATCACAGAGGATTAAAAAACTGGTCATCTTATCGTAGCGACGTGATTTGACGATTGCAGATTTATTGCCTCGGTATATCAGCTCAGCGTGTGGTGCCACGAGATACAGCCCAGCTTTTATAGGTTTCAGTAATTCACGATAATACTCGTGGTCTTCAGGCTCTATCTTTAACGGTAAGTTGCGGTTGACGATTTCGTTCAGACATTTGCGGCCGAATTCGATTATCTCTTCGGGTGTGAAAACTGTGTCACCATGTTTCTCTTTGTGCCACCATTTCGTGAACATACGCATATCTTGTAACAACCTGTCATCGTCAAACTCTTTGGGATTATAGTCTTCGGGATGCGTCTTTTTAGCCTCACGTCTCTGGGATAGGAGTGCACGGCGTTTGGCATTCCATTCCTTTAGCTCGTCCTTATCTTTTGGTGGCTTGGTCTTCATGTAGGGTTCGGCTTCACGATACAATTGCCAGTAGGAGGTTTGCCACCTCTTATCACCTTTTGGTGGTGGCATTATTGGGAAATATAAACCTCGTAGTGTGTCAACTATGCGTGCGAAGTAACGTTTTACATCGTCAAGTGTCCATTTACCCCAAACCTTGCCTTCTTTTAATCTCGGATACCCGCTATTTGCGATATAACGGAGGTCGGCTATGAGTTCACGCCATCTGTCTTTGGCATGCTCGATATCAAACTCTATACCTTCGTGCTCAAATGCTTTATAAAACTGTTGTGCGAATTCGGGTTCAAGCTCTTCAAGTCTAACAACCTCGCCGTCAGCGGGTTTTAGCACAAGGTGGTAGAGTGGCTTGTAACGCCAGTTGGGGCCGTAGCGGCTGGGCACCCATTCAACAGGCAGGTCGCCATACTTTTCTCTGAGTATGCGTTCAATCTTCAACCTCAGAGCTGGGTCAAGATATATGAATAGCCGACCATCAGGTGTGACATCAGCACGCACAATTATATCTATGTCGTTGGGTTCTCGGCCATTGCGGTCGTAGAGGACTGAACCACCAAGTGAAATGAACTCGGGAACCCAGACAAACTCGGGATAATTTTCGGTGTTAGCGGATGTTTCGTATTGCTGTTCACCTTGTTTAGTTAGCTGTTTTAGTTTCTCTAAGTCTATCATCTCACAGGCTCCTTCTTACCATACTCATAGTGTTCTTTACCAAGTGCTGGCACCTCTTCGGCTTTCAGAGGCCAATGGTAACCTGTATCTTTGTGCAGTATTGGGTCAGCAGGCTTGGGGTCACGTACAGCTTTCCAGATTTCCCAGCGTCGGTCACCATGGTCTTCGAGGCACTTAATGATAAATCTGCCATTGAATAGCTTTTTGTTCAATTCAGGTAAATCGTCGTCAGGATAAAAGAAATATTCGTGGTAATCTGGTCGAGCCACTCCAGTCTTTACTCTACCACTCCAAATCAAGCCCATCCATGCAGCTTTGTAGGCTGAAGCGCCCACGCCTCCTGCGGGGATGAAATACGAACCTGAAATTATCTGATACTTCTCTAATAACTTGGCACCTTCCTTATCAATGCTTGGCTCTTCAAGTGTGGCTTTCTTTATCTTCGGTTTTTCAGTTTCAGGTGGCTCGCTCGAAGGCTTTATTATACATAAACTGTGAGCCACGTTCATCACGCCGCCTTTAGTTTCTCTGAGTTGCCCAAGCATCATCTTGAAATAGCTCTCAACATCGTTATCAGTTATCACCCATTGCACGAGTTTAGGCAATCCTAAGTCCATGCGTAAATCTACATGGATGGAATGGCCTACAAACAAATCAGCGAGCGATAATTTACCCTGTTTAAATTTCTCTACATCTTCTGGTTCCAAACCTCGAACGTGCGTCTGTGCCCAAGCAACACCCTCACGTGAGTCAACATAGAACTCAGGTGGTAGTGGTTCATTGGGTTTAGCTATCTTGATGTAGATTTCCTTCGGTATGTGACCTTGCTCGATAAACTCTTTGATGTTATACTTCTCCTTTTTCTTCACCACACCTTTTAAATCAAATTTAAAGTTCGAGATTATACAAAGTTCTTGGTCTTTGCCACCAAATTGAGATAATGGTGATTTCCAGCTAATAGTCTGAATATAGAAATTTTTGAAGTGAGATTTGATGTCATCGGGTAAAATAGAACAAAGTATGAATTTCCCTTTAATCTGCTTCAACACTTTTGCGAGCCTGATATAATCAAAGGGCTCGGTGTCATAATAAACCTCTCGTCCCGGATAGGGTGGGTCAAAGAAAAACAAAGTATCATTGCTGTCGTATTCTTTTATGACCTCAGTATAGTCTTTGTTCTCCAACTTCACATGTTGTAAACGTTCCTTCGCTTTTTCGAGCCTTTCACGCCAACGCATCTCCTTACCTTGGTCTGTTTTCCGAAAACTATCTTTGGCAGGGTCGCCTCTAAACTTCCAACCAAATCTGGTGAGATACATGTACCAATGGAGGAAGGCGAGGTCGTCCTTCGGTTTACCTCTTTTCTGAAGATTGATATAATATTCCTCATCGCCTACCCAGTTGTATTTTGAAAGTTGCGCGAAATCTTCTGGTTTTAATCTTTTGACTATACGATATAATCGCATTATATCGGGATTTATATCATTCAATACTTCCACCTCGGACGGCTCTTTATACCAAAAAACTTCACCTGCACCACAAGTAGCTTCTACATATGTTTTATGCGGAGGTAAGGATGCGGCTAATTTTTTATTAATCGGGATTTCACCCTTTAAACTAAAAAACCCTCTTCCTTTCTCAACCAACGACACACGTCTGGGTTCGAGTGCTGCTAACCTTCTTGGCACTTCGAGTGTATCAGGGATGTTACGTTCAGGTACTGGTTGCAACACCCTTGCGATATAGGTGCTGTAATACTTGACCTCTGGGTCGTCAGTCTCATATTCAATCACCTCCTCCGCCGCTATACGAATAATATCACCGACCTCGACATCTATCTTCGTGTTATCCGTTTTACCTAAGACGTTCCAGTATTTGCCCCTAAACTCAACCACCCTATCTTTATCCTTCTCACGTATGAGTTTAGCCTCACGTTCAGTTAATGGTCCTACAGCTATCGTGTAGTTATAGTTGCCCGTGGGTTTACCGAGCCGATAAATCTCCTTCTTATCCACTACCAGCACGTCAATTTCACGTTCTTTTTTCCATTTAATGGAGCCTTTATTATGTGGTGCTTCATATGGTGCATCCAACTTCTTAATCATCGCACCTTCAGACAACTTCTCCACCTCTATTGGGTCGGTGATTTTCTGGTTTGCCATTTGGTTGAGCCACTCTTCGGTTATATCTCTCACTCGCATCACGTATCCGAAATGCCCTTTTTCTTTGAGGTTGACCGATGGTCGGCTAAAGAATATGTGGTCTGTATCTTTGAGTTTCGCCAAAATCTCTAATCTCTCTTTCAATGGATAGCTACGCACATCTTTACTTTCAGCTTCCAGCACATCAAATATGAACAGGTGTGCCAAATCTGCACACTTCTCAGGCGAAAACTTACCCGTCAAGCACGAGTTAATGACTGTACGATGTAAAGCCTCCTTCCCTTTGATTGCCACCAACTCACCATCGAACCGCCACCTGCCTTTGAGGTTCATGGATGCCAGTTCCTTGACAATTACAGGTAACCTCGACGACCGTTCCGCCTCCTCAGGTGGTCCCTTGATGTCATCAGGGTCAGTCCATATCTCAATACGTCCGTCTTCATAGACAATCGGTTGTACACGTAGACCGTCACACTTTGTCTCAAGCACCACCCTATCATCGGGCTCCCAGTTGGGTGTGAGCTCCAAATCCTCGACCTCAAATATCCGATATGCGGGTTTAGCCCACGTCCAGAACGGCACCTTTTTGCTATCTTTAGATTTCTCAGCCTCTTTATTCGATGATAGCACCATCCCTTTATAGAACACACCGCCATTCCAGTGTTCACGTAACTCCTTGTCAATACCTTTGAGCCTGTCATCCAGCGACCTTCGGATGTTGGTCAACCATATAGCTTTGGGTTTAAGTTCATCTGCCAGCTCAAGTAGTGATTGATACGAAAGTTTACCTTCTTTGATGTCATCCTCCTTGTAGTCGCCGACACCAACTATCCATATAGTATCGGTGATTAGGTTCTTAGCGAACTGCCCCAGCTCAAGGAACTCAGGTATCACCGACACCTGTGTACCATCACGAAAATCGAACCTTACACCGATGGATGGCACACCAACCTTGTGGGTGGTCTTGAACGGATGTACCCGTATCTTGCCTATCTTGGGACCTCGGATTGCACGCTTCTTGCGGTATGGGATTTGGTTCAATATAGCAGCCACCGAATACAGTGGTGTACCTTCGAACTCCTCGATGTTACGCCAATGGTCTTTATCAACCTGTGTCACCAGCAAGGCGTCGGGGTTCTGCCACTCCTCAGGTAGCTTGTCACGTGGTATCGATGGGTCAACCAGTATCTTGAAATCACCTTCCTGCACACCGAGACAGAAGTGTCGACCATTTAATTGTGCTCTATCGCCGAGCGAAACTATAGCCCATTCTGGATAACTCAACTGTATCGATAGGGTTTGCGCCTCACGCTTCTGTAGAAATAGACGACCGCCTTTCAGGTTCCTGCGGCTAATGATGACATCGGGCTTGACATCGGGTTGCCTATCACCAACCGCCAGCTTGACCCCTTTATAGTGAATAACGTAGCTGTAGCGGTCGAGTACACCTGCTTGCTCAACCTTCATGAATGGATACACCGTATAGGTGTGTTTCTCAAAATACGGTAGCTCCTTAGTCCACGGGAACCTCATAATCGCATATGGTACCTCGTCATCTGAAATAGCGATAACCCCTTCTTTAGTCTTGATTATCACCTGCTGGTCATCGAAATCCACGAGCACCACATCATCAATGCCGTCGAGCCCATCCCAAACTGGATGGTCATCCAGCTCGGGCGCCAGCTCATCATGCTCCTTCTGCAATCTGCGTCTCAGCTTATTCTGGCGACCACGCCGCATAAGTGGTATACGCTGGTATATCCTGTGTATCTCCAAGTGACGTGCCTCTAAATCCTTCATCCTCTGGTTCATGTCTCGGTCAGTTTGTCCCATTTCTTACCTTCCGTTGATAGTGATTCGCCAACTGTTTTGCGGTTGCGTTGGGTCAGGACTTCAACCTCCGAGGTGTCGAACTTAAACACCAACTCACCCTCATCCTTGAAGTGCCGTCTAAGCAACTGGTTCGTGATTGTCCACTCAATCTTCGTCAACTTCGGTAACATGGTCACCAACCAGAACACACGTTCCTGCACCCTTGCATTTGCATAGCTTGCACGTTCAGTTAGACCAATCAGTATCGGTGGTACACCGAGTGCCGCAAGTATTTCCTCACGTGCCATCTTACGCAGGTCGACAAACTGTATGTCCTTGGGATTGGTTGCTATCTCACGATACCGTATACCACTTGATAATATGGGTGGCATCGAGAATGCACGTTCAATACCCGATAGCATTTCAGCCCACTCCTCACGTATACGGCGACGCTCACGGTCAGGAAGTGCATAATCACATTCCAAGACACCCTGTAACATCAACCCCCGTTGGAAAAAATACTTGGTGAACTTTGTTGAATTTCTATCTGCAGCTATCGAATGTTCAGCAGGTACAAGTGGTGACATACCATCATATTCGTTCAGCGGATGTGCGTAGTGGAAATAGACCACTTTGTGGGCAGGTAACGTGCGTACAAGGTCAAGCTGTGGTATCCTGTACTTGTAGCTACGGACACGACCTTTGGTATCGAGGTCAAGTGTCTCGATGTGGTTCGGTTGTATCACGTAAATCTCGTACTTATCGCCCTCAAATGCCAATTCCCAGTATGCACGACCAGTTAGCTCCAGATGCAACACCGTCCGTTCAATTAGGTCGAAACCTGACATCGTCTCATTCGGTTGGCTGAGAACTTTTACCGCCTCACCATCGTAGGGCTCAAGCTTATCACCCTCTATCCTGTATATCTTCCAAGGTGTCCTCGCTGCCTGTGTAGCTATCACATAAACAGCTGCATAGACCCAAACATTCTCAAGATAAGTGTTCAACCCGACAGGCACCTCTTTACCAGTAAAAAAGCGTTGCCACAGCTCCTGTAAATGCGTGATATCAGTTGACTTCACTAATTCCCTCTCGTGGCTTTCCAGCCTACGCTTCACCCAATAAGGCATCACTCCAAAGTAAACCACATCACAGAGAAGTCAAATATCAAAGTTTAAATCATCATGATTTTGTGGTAAACTAAAGAATAGCAAGGCTTTAGAACCACAAGGCTATTTTAAAAATGATTTACTTTGGTTAACAAAGTTAACGCCATCTAACTTAGTTAGTTGCCTTTAACTTACTCAATGGCATTTACTTAGTTATTGCCATTATACTAACTTAATGGCAATATATTAAGTTATATGCCACTATATACTTACCAAGTTGCCAGTAACTAAAGTTATAGTTTCCTCGATACAGTTAACTGCCGTACCTCCCTATAACTTTAAAAACACGCAAGTGTTTTTAAAAATAAAATAAAAAATTAATTTATTTTATTTATTTTTGTCGAAAATTTTGTTAACACG